GGAAAGCATAAACTGCTACCCATCGGTGCAAACTTTTTGAGTGTCTTAATATCCCCACTTGGCAGCTCTGTAGCTGAAGACCTACAACTTTCTAAGCAGGTAAGTACCGGCTCAGGGAAGAGTAGGCGAACCAGACTGAGCGATATGCGATCCGAGGCCTCTTTGAGGTCAAGGGTAGCATACGAACCAGTTTTCGAGCCTAACAAGGCTCCACACTGATTCGGCTTCTGGTCTGAGAAATGCAAACTCCATTTTGTTAGAGGATGCGTTTCTAGCAGGTCAACAATGGCCTTGCCTAAACCTTGCTGTATCCATTGATAATCAACGGATTCGCATGATATTAGTCGTGGCCCGCGAGAGTCCTTAGGCACGAGTACAACTCGCGCTGGCAGGTCTCTATCGGATATCTTCTCTAAAGAAGACATCCTGTCACAGACGTGTCCTAAAGACGTATAGAAATATGCGTCGAGGGGATACGTTCGAGTGATATTCGAGCTTACGTTAGTCCACTGAAACTTCTCCCAGAGCTGTTGCTTTGTAGCAACAGCTCCAGGACCGTGACGTGGAGTTATATCGTAAGGATCAAAAGAAGCAAAGACCTTCGAAAGAAGAATCCTAGCTTCTCGTGCGACTTCCACCTGTGTTGATTCGGAGCATATGCTCTTCCTCCTCACATAAGTGAAAGTTTCTTCGTTAAGGACACCTCGGATGTTCTCCAAAGACTCCTGAACGGTTGATAAGTCGTCCTCAGCTTTTAAAAACTGAGATACGACTGCGTTTTCTTGTTCAGCTGTATACGGCAGCTCGTACTTATAGTATGAGAAGCACAATTGTCGTATAGCTCCGACGGCTTTAGTGTTCGGTTGCGGAAGAAGGCTACCATCTGTTTGGAATACCATGGCGAATAGCTAACCGAGAAGTCTCGGCAGCTTACTGCCGACCTGAGATTTTAACCTCAGGTCTGCAGCGTTCATCATAGTCGTTCCAAGCAAAGCTTTATCAAAGGCTTTACCCAGTTTAGGTAGTGTCTTAGCTAAAAAGCTAATTCCTTCCGCAGTGCAACGTTTCCTTACCTTTTCAATGGTAAGTACGCGTTGTGTAATGCTGATCGCATCACCAAACATTGCATAGACGTCGTGTATTAAGGCGGCGATGACTTCAAACTCATCTAGGCTGTTATTAGTGCCCATAAGGGTAGACTATCCTAGCCAACGCCTCGCAACACGATTCCGACAACCACACGCTTAACTACTTAGGAGAGGTAGGCAACACAGTGTTGCCCCGGGCGTCAGATTTAATAACACTGACACCGTAAACCCCGTTAGTAGTATCAACGTATGGCTTAAGTACTGAACAACCAGGGGTTACCCACAGCAAAAGTGCTGATAGTAACCATAGGATGACAGTCAAGACAGTTCTCATTTTAGAGTTAAAACTCAGACGTCCTTTACAGGCCGCCCTGAATGAGAGCCGCAGCGCCGTTACCAGTACCGTCGAAGAGAACCGTCGTAGCCGCACCAGTTGTGGCACAGAACGACAGGACTTCAGCGATAACGTTTGCGAATTCTGCACTGGTCGCGAGTGCACCAATTGGTGCATCCAAAACCATATAAGCAGAAACCGTACACGTCTTCGTCGTATCCACAGTCGACGCGACAACTTTGTCGAATCGAACTAAGGACCGACGCCGCTTGGTTAACCCACTCCCTGTCTCTTGATGAGAGATCTTAAGACGATGGGGTTGGGCCGGAGACTCAGTAATCTGAGCAAACTCCGTGGAGCGCTCCGCGGTAGACAGACGTTGAAATTCAACTTCTGTGCCCGCCGAGTTCTTGATTTCGTTCGTGTTTAGCGTATTGCTAAGCATTGATCGAGTTCCTTTCACTGCTACCAGATAGAGACTATCTGGCCAATCAGAATGGAAGTGTAGAGAGTTTGTTAAGACTCTTTATCTCCATCCTTGGGTTGCGACGCCTACGCGTAATAAGAAGCGCGGCGCCAAGACTCAGTTCAGTAGGACTAAGCCCGCTCGTCGTAAACGAGCTACCTGTCGGTGGGTCGATTCCGCGTCGATAAGACGTTTCATCAACTTGCGGCAGGTAGGTATATGTAGGTGGGTGTTTTCCGGCTTGACCGAAGTATCGATTTGCTGTATAAATACAGCGCGTCGAGATCGATCGAGTCTTCTTCACCGACCAACAGTATTGCAATATGTTGATCCTCGGTTCTAAGTTCTTCACTTCGTACTGCTCAAGCCATCGGCCTACGCCGAGGACCCAATCAACTACGAAGCTCCAAGGTATAACCTGCCAGACGATTCTAGGATTAAGGTTAATCCCAAACGCATCTAGGAGGCCGAGAATGAAAGCATTCTCTCTTTGGAATGCAGAATAATAGTAATTAAACTGCATGTGAGCTCTGAACACCGCGGAGTGTGTAACAACTGTTCTGTCATTGATAAACGAGCCGGGCGCGTATTCCCAAGTACCTGCACCTTTATAAAGTACAAGTTGAGGGTTGGCGTTCTTCTCGTAGACAGTTCCCAGTTGTTCGTTTAAGTTGCAGCAAAAGCGCGCAACTTGAACTTTACCGGAGCGATTTATCAAATCGTTTAAACGTTTTTGATAAGTCGTGATTGTGTGGTATATACCACATATGTCTTGGACCAAGGGCTTGAGATTAAACATACCTTGAAGGTACGACTCAGCCCCTACTCGAGCTGTCAACTTGGCAAGTGGTTTAGAGCTTATCGCGTTTGGTGCCTTTCGGTACCAACCCTTGACGAGCTTTGCCCACTTACCTACATTCTTGATAGCACCCCGAATACTCAGTAAATCCTTTATCTCGTATAACGAGACTAAGGCACTGAGATCGGCCTTGACGTTTGGGATCATAGCTTTTAAGCTACGATTCTTCAACAAGTCAAGGTTGGCAGGTGGTGGGATAAACCCACCATCGGCTCTAGGAATATACCAAGCGGATAGTCCACTATTGAACTGTCCGTACGGCCCGTAAATGCCTGCGTTGTAGAAGCATCCTCCATCAGGTATTTCTGACTCGTCCAGCAAGTAATTGCTGCAACGCCCGTCAGAAGTAAACAAGATGGAATCTGATCCGTGAGGTTGGTCATGCGAACGAGCTTTAAAATGCTCAAACGCTTTCCAAACTTTATGATCATCCGTCGAGTTAGGCGTAATGGCTTCGAAAAGCCTTACAACTCCTTGTGAATTGAGTTGTATCGTCTTACTCTTGGGACCCCAGTGGGGGAATGCTAAAGTCGGAGTACACTTGGAAGTGAAATTCCTTACTCTAGATGGATCCTGTACAGTCCGCACCGCAGACACTATAGACATATCGCAATGGATGGCTGATCATGAATCAGCATTAAGGGTAACGCCCAACAGGGGCGTT